CCCAAATTCAGTCATGTAGTCACGCGAGGAATTATTAACCTCCAAAGAACACTACATGTCTAAAATATACAATTTCGGACATACGCTATAGAAATTTGCGACCCAAAGTAAAAATCCAAAACCCAGGCAAGATGCGAACATCTTACTAGGGTTCTGTATATAAAACCTTTGAGCTACAAATAGCACAACGTAAGATGTGTAAACATCTCATCCAGGAATGGACAGGTATCCATACCCCTGCTCAGCCGCCGAGCAGTATCCTGACTTTCTCCCCGTGAGAAAGCCTCTTGCGACATTTTATAGACTGTCGTCTATCCCCATATACAATATATATAACATAAAAATATAAACAAAATTGTATACAAATAGCCATGATCGAACCCAAAAGATCTAAGCTGCCGTAGGGTCATTATATGCATAATAAACAGGTGCTCCAATAAAGAGACCCAGTTGAAAGTCTTCCGCTGTGGAAATATACTTATCAATACGCATGTTAACGTCACTATCAGTGCTTTGAACTTCTGTTGAAAGTTCGTGGCCCATATGCAATCCGGCATAATAAATCGAGATCTCTGGCAGGAACAAATCTTTGTCCTGCAGTATAGTAAAGGAGTCTCGTATTCTAGACATGGATTGTTGAAAGCTGGTGTAACTGCAGTTCCTCCCAAGGAACTACGCAGAGTTTCCAGCATCTCTTTTCGCCGATCTCCAATAAGTGGATCATCTAATGGGTGTGAACCCACAGAATTAGTGATTCCAAGGAGATTATGTCTACCAACACCAAACGATCCACTGTGACCGCCCGTGTTCTTGTCGATGAGCATTGCTTTATGACGCAAAGCTCCTCTCCGCATGACAAATGCAGGTGTCAGGTAATTCAACAAAGTTGTATTACAAAAGTTGTATGGAGCACTTCCTCCACCACTTGGTACACCGGCATCATCACCGTTTGGATCCCACCCTCTGTAGTACGGAAAATCCGTAAGGTCAATCGAAACCATTCGAGTGCCTGAGCCAACGTCACCTGGCCAATAAGATGAATGATAATGATATCTTCGCAACAAATCACGAAAACTCACTATTCTTTCACCTTGATAGACCAAATATTGGTTGTCCTCTTTCACAATATCGGAATTAGTTCCAAAAGTTTCAATCTCATTAGAACAATCAGGAGCATTAGATTCATCAGTACTCGTAGCGAGTGCGTCAGGTACTTCTTCTGACTGCGCAACATAAGGCGCAATGTCGCTTTGCTCTTGAAAATAAGAAAGATTCTTGAGACCATTAACAGTGGGAACAGCAAAGGCAATATCTTCGCCTCCACTAACCCATACCTGTACTTTAACAGCTGCATTTGTATTGCTAGGTGTTGCAAGTTCATTGACCACGTAGACACTGAGACTACCGTTATCAAACGCTTCACCAGCAGTTACATTTGCCACTGTACTAAAAGTAGGGAAAAGTGGAGCTGCATCTGCTCCGAGTAACACATTCCAAGCCCTAATGTCGGCCCATTTAACCTCATATTCAAAATCTCTATCCTCTGAAATATCAATGGTAGTAGAATAAACTTGGTTATAGGCGACAGGTCCGGAATTATTAGAACGTGGATTGTAAACAATTCTCAAACGTCCTCTGTGATATTCAGAACAAACGATATTAAACCTAAATTTGATTGATCCCTGCCAAGCCCCAAAAGGGTTCGAGGCAAAGCAGAGAGCTGTAGGATGCACTTCAGTAACTGGGGAAGCCGTAAGTGTCCTAACCAAGGCAGGAGTAACCACCATAGACGCTAAAAGAGTATCAGTGGTGGCAGATTCCGCCCAATCAAATTGTTGCCAAAAGGAAGGTCGTTGAGCAATTGCTGAAATAGCAAGTTCATCCTCTCCACCGAGTCCCATAACTCTTGTATCAATAGTAAGCTCATTCTTAGAATCAGCAGACAACTTGACAAGAGGCTCAGGAGTATCAGTGTTAGACAAATTACCCATATACCTAGGAACATACGGTTTAGTATCCTCAAGTACTTGTGGACGTGAATAACCGAAGATTTTAGCCACTTGACCAATGCGAGTAGCAACCATAGCAGTAGCTTTAGCATAGGGTGCAATGACTGGAATCATAGAAAGAGCATTGGCTGCGTTAGCAACTGCAGAAGCAGGTTTACTAATTAAACCATCTTTCACAAATTCATCATTTGTTCTGGTATTATTGACCTTCTTTGTAGGGCCCTTTTTCTTCTTCCCACCTGCTTGTTCAACATAAGTGGGAAATCCAAACTCATCTAATTCTCTATCTGCTGTGCCAGATTGGGCCTGGACAGTAGTAGGTACAGAGAGAACAACATCCTCAGCCCAGACAAATACTGTAACCGTAATGGGATCGGTACCACCATTAGCATGACGCAAAATGTCAAAATCATGAATGGTAACCCGTCCCATATCAGCAGTCCAGTTTGGCTGAGTGATATCGAGGAAGTTCTCGGGCCATAGAAATGGCAACAACATCTCACCACCCTGTGACGTTGTAGGATCAAGCATAAAGTGAGGCTTTTGTGAAGCTCCAACTAAGTCTTGTTCAAAAAACGCACGGTTTAGTGTCACACTATCATTAGTTAAGTACGGATTGTATGAAACTAAGGCTCGTCCATAGTAGAAAGAGTTTCCATTAATGAGCATCTTCATTCGCAGATTACATCTCAGGTTACGATACCTGTTGATTTTCTCTAGAACATCAGCATTGCTAAAAAACTCAGTCCACGGATTAAAAACCTCAAACAACCTAGTACTTTCCGGAGTCCATTGGAACTCCTTGATCTTGATAGGACGACCGAGGAAGGAACCGAGTTCGGCATCGCTAAATCCTGCGAGTTGAGTAGTGACATCCGGTGATGATGAAATGTCGTAAGACCATGGTGTGTCTCCATCGACAAAATGTACATTTTGTGTTGATATCTGTTCAGCTGCTTTTGAGACACTATAAGCACCGCCAGAAGGACTATTTGAGTCAGCCCCAAGACTATTTGTATTATTATTATTAATTGAAGTAGGCAATATTTAATATATACAACACATCAGGACAGTACCCGCTGTTCCTGTGTGCGACAATGTTTCCCTGGTTGACGAGACCTCCAGTAAATACCGGTATCCTAAGGGTAGGATGTCTATATGTACAAAGCTCCCATAAAATATACAAACATGTAAATCATAAAATATGTAGTATCCATATATACACAACTATTTTAAACTTATACTACGAATAGTTCCGGAGTGGTTAGGTTTTACGCCTCTCCAAGGCGTTCGGAATTTACTCTGAGAAATCCCACTCATCGCCTACAGTAGAAACAAATGCATCTTCGTCTGCAACCTCATCAATTTCATCAGGTTCACGTCCAAGATATCTAATCTGGAAATGCTTTAGCCTGTCTTCATAAGATTCAGTTAACATTTTGCAAGAGTCAGTCATTCCACATTTGAAAGCTACCTCTTTCATTTGCTTTCTACGTAGTTCGTAGACTTCCTTACCGTGCTGCCACCACTCACGTAAGGCTCCGTCAATGTTTCCGGCTGATTGATCTTCTAAAGACACAACCTTGGATTCAAGAACGGTGTGGAGACTCTTGAAAATAGATTCTTCAGCAAGAGCTCCATGAATCATCCCAGTATCCTCATTGAATTTGTTCTCGCGCTTCAAGAAATCAGCCTCGAGATCATTCATGTAAGGAGTAGGTTCAGATTCTTTATCTGGCATGGTGAAAACCATATCACGTTCCCTCAAGAACTCAGCATATGAAATGTGGTTAAACCAATCATAGCCCTTCTTTACGGAACCCTTAACATCATCACCATAGGTCATGATAGCACAAACCTCACGGAAAGGTTTTGGCTTACCAAGGTGGGATGGCCAGAGGTGGAAATATGCACATCTTAATTGCAAGGAGTTAACAATACAGTTAATGTAAACAGTCAAATTTTGCCCGGAAGGATTAGATCCTTTATGGATAATAATGTCTCCATTGTAAGCTACACAAGAATAGGCAATCTCAGTTGCAATGCCCCTCATGATAGTGAGGTCATCTTCCGTGTATCTTCCACACTTTTCTGCGATCTCAATCAGAGCAGCAAAGGCAACATTAATAAGTTGTGCTGGCATACGAAGATCATACTTACTATAATCTCCTGCCAAAATACGATCTACACCGTGTTTCTTCATATGATTTGCCAATTGATCCCATTCAGGACCTTGAGCATTCACCCCAACTGCACACTCAGAGTCGAGTGGAAATAGGGAAAGAATACGGGCAAGAGGTAGAAAGTATTTACGAACCATCATTTGTGTGGCCCAATCAGCAGCCTGAAAAACTCTAACCTTGTCTTTAGTTAACTTGGTTGGTTCATCCTTGACGCAAGCTTTGAAAATAGAGTAACATCTTTTACCTGAAAGTAAAATTTGTTCCATCTTTCTCATTTCTTCAACAATCATAGGATGGGCTTCAGCTGGGCATTGGAAATCCGGATAATCCAACGGATCCAAAAGTTCAATCATTTCTCTTTTAGGACCAGAGAGTGGATAACCTTTTGAGGTACCTTTAGGCATGGCATCAATAAATCTTTTGCCATCCTTACCACAAAGAGTTTCCATATCTGTCATAGGAGCTAATTCAGAAAGAACCCACAACTTGAATTTGTCGCGCTTGAAAACATCAATGAGACCATCGACATAATCTCTATATGCTGCTTCAACGAGACTACCTTCAATCCCTGCACTAGGATTGGCTGAGTGAGCTAGAGATGCTTGCCACATTCTAGTTCTATGGAATTTTGGAGCACCATGTTGGTTCTTAACTCCAGTTACTTCAGCAACGGTATCCGAGATGGGCGTTTTGCGCACTTTACTCTTAGTGTGTGTAACTCTCCTGCCATCTTGACCTAAATATTCGACATTACTGCCGACAGGTAAGTAATTAACAGGGGACTTCTCATGAATATCCTGAGTAACTAACACTTGTTTTTCATAACGAGTAGTGGGAAAATCACCATTCACAGTGGAAGGAAAAGCACCTTTCCATTTCTTATGTGCTTGGTCCCATACATCCTGAATTTCCTTTTGGGTTACAGTCAATGCCTTACCCTTAGGAGAATCCGGAATACCACGTAAGTGAACACCTCCTATACATTTACGTGCAAAATTGGCAACTACAACACCCATGCATAGTCCTGTAAAAGTGTTGTAAGGCAACTCATAATCGTAACCTGCTCCACCAGATTTAGAATCCTTAGTATAAGTGATACGAATAGGATCTGACTTCATGGAACCATCACCATTCTTATACAAGAAATGGCCTGACCCAGAAGCTGTAATCTTATCAGGGAACAAGTGACGAATGTCAGCAAAGACACCTCCAGAAGCAATATTAACCAAACACAAATCTTTTCCAGGGATTGGAATCATATAGTTAGTACTTACAATAGCTTTGAAGGTCGAGTTTAATTCAGATGGGTTTTTGCGAGTAATAAGTGCTCTCATATCCTTACGATTTTTAAACACATGCAAAGGCATCATGAATGTATTGCCTCCAAGGGCTAGAACATCACATTTCTGTTGGAATCCATTTTCAACAAAAACTCCATGACACAAATTAGCTTCAACTTTGTTCAAAACTTGTTCAAACGTCATAGTAGCAGATTTGTCAGTAACGTGAAGTTCAGCAGCAACGGCTGTTGCCCAAGGGTTTACCTCAGCATCTCTCTTCTCAATTTCCTCAATATTCTCAGGAACAAGAGCAGATTGCTGTAAGGCGACTGCAGTACGGAAAATACCAGTGAATTTGTAAATAACTCCAGCTATAGCACACATGCTAATAAATGCTTTAGTTTTACTTTCTCTGATAGATCTGAACACATCAATAGTTGCATCTCTACGAGCAAGTAATTCGTTCATACGATCATTTCTCCATTTAGCTAACAAACCTCCATACAAAAGAGCATGCGAACCCAGAAGGGCTCCACCGCACACTAAAGTATTAGTTTGTTCAAACATAGTACAGGCAGTCAAAGTGGACAATAAGGAAAAACCAACTCCTCGCCTAGCCCTCTTTTCAAAAGTTAAGAATTTACGGGCATTGCAAAGCATGTAAGCCCCAGATACTAATCTATTGGTAAAGAGCCAGGTTGGGAATCTTCCTACGAAATTGGAAACACGAGCTCCCATAGTTTCAAACTGATCCTTGATAAAATCAAAGGATTCTTCCAAAGAAGCTTGTTGCTCACCTTCATCTTCATCATCGCTTTCACAATCACTTTCGTCATCGCGATTACAAAGAGGGGGCATTTCCAAATCATCCTCGTCTACATTTCCCACAATATCACTTACTTCACGACAGAATTCATTCAACTCTGCAATGGCTTCACATTCACAAAGATTATGAGCTAAATTGCAAGATTTGCAATATCTACGTGAGGCAACGAGACCTTCTCCTTTCTTAATCAACCTACGCTGATTCTCGAAATGTTTCTTGCATTTAGTAGTCAAAAAACGGAGGGTCTGATTAATGGTTCTAGGCTTATTTTCCTTGACACCATCAATATGACGTAAATGAGAGTTATCCCCACCTTCTTTCTTCTCCAAAGGTGTGTAAATTTGCAAGTCCCAAATATCATTCACTAATGAATCTCCTGGGAAAGTCTCAAGGGCTTTGGCACTATCAAGACGACCGTCCTGAAGTGCAAATTCCTTCTTAACTTCTACTTCCAAATGTACATCGGCGCGACGAACAATAGAATATGGACAAATAGATCCAACATTCGCATGTTTTGCCAAGGGAGCGTTTGAAGTGATTACAAATACTCGAGGTCTGATTTCAATCTTTCCTTTCTCATGAAGATCAGCCTTATTTGCATAAGTAATCATATTGTTGTTGATATCAATAATACGTTCCGTAGGTGCCTTATCCAAGAAATCGGATTTGGTATTACCAAGATCATCAAAAAAGATTCCTGTAGTATGTCCCTTCAAAGAAGAATCAAACTTGTCAGATTCCTTAATGATAGCAGTATTTTTGGTATCAGGATCAACACCAGAGGCTGCCAAACAATCAGCCATTACAACTTGGGCAATAGTAGTTTTACCACGACCAGAGTCTCCCCACACATAAACAGTGAACGGAGCAAAACGCATAGAACCATCAATTCGTTTAGCTTGGTAAGCAGCACGATTTTTGCGAAGAACATCAATACGTTTCTCTAGATACCCTTGTTGCCAGGTACCTTTAGCAGACTTAAATAATCTCTCAGATAATTCTAGAGCCTCATCCAACAATTGACTATATTCAATGTCATTAATTGTACGAAGCTCTCCCTTGATTGTAACTTTCTTCTCATGCAAATTGAAAACCATAGCATGTTCATGCAATTCCAATAAAGGAAAATACAATTCATCTAGGGTCTTACTATCATCATTAGTGAAAAACAAAGGACTAAAGGATTTTTGTTTGAAACATTCATAGCCACCTTCAATAAAGTATACGACGGTGTCCAAGACAGCTCCGACTAAATCAATAGCTGTACTATGTTTCGATAAAGTGCCCACACGGAAAAGATCAACACCCTGCACAGACCATTTAAGATTGGTTACAGAGCATAATCCAACAGAAGCTGCTACAGAAATAAGAGCAGAAATCTTTCCAAACATTGGCGCATTACGGACAGCATCCCAATTCTCTCGAAGATCGGGAATCTTGCTTAACCATTCAACACCAGTAGGCATCTTTTCCCCAAAAATTGCTGCTTGCTGCTCAAAAATATTATATCCGAACAAATCCTTGCACCACTTAATAGTATCTTCTTGAGCTAAAATTTGCTCGCAAAGACTACCAGTTGTTAGAGCTCTCAATGATAAAACAATTTGAGCTGCAACTTGCGCAGGAGTTTCCAAAGCAGGTAGAGTAATAGCTAACGCACCAACAACTTCCAATACTTCCATGAGTCTGGATGTGTGAGCTTCAGCTTTCATCGACAAAAGTTTATCCTTGGCTAGGTCAATAATACTAGCAGGGTACAACTTTTCAACTAGGGACTGGTGAACGAAATCAATATTAGGTTGTGGAGGAGGACTCTTTTTTGGAGCACTCTTTGGTACATTATTTTGATTTCCGTTCTTCCTCATATTCTTCAACTTTTCCTGTCTACGAGCACGTTTATTTTTAGCAAATTTCTTGCGACGTGCTTGTTTCGGGTTAAAAATCTCCGATTGAGGGATGTAAGGACTATTACCTAAGGCAAGGGAATCCTTGACCCAGAAGAAGTGTTTTGGGACACCATCTACTGAGGTTATAGAAGAGTAGAATTTCTCCGTAGAGCTAACGTAAACCTCTCTATTATTATTTACGATACTATTATTACACGCGACAGAAGTTCCTTGGCTTGACATTTTCATTGAAATTGAAAGCGACAAGCACAGAGGAACCAATTCGCGAGAGGCCCGCAAAATTGGTAATCCAATTGTGCTTCGACACAAAAGCTTTGCCCCACCGCTCAATTAAGAGGATGGACTTACTTACGTACTTTAAACATGTATTATTCGCCGCAGGCAGAGGCGCTACACTAAGTACATCGGTTGGTAAGGCTTCAACTAAATAGCTGTCCAACAAGAATTCTCAAGTGAACATGAGGGTTCATTACTTCCTCACTATAAGTTTAAGACAATACGCCGACTAATGAGTCTTGTCTAGGTGACGGTCCCCATATCATAAAGATAGGTAACCTAAGAACATCACTGGATCATAGCGTGATGATAAACTAGGTTCATTCTATTATCAGCCGAATAAACGTTGGGGCTCTTCACTCATTAGAGTGGAAATACAATATTGATACAGGTACTTCCTCATTCAATAAGGTTCGCTAATTACGAAATTACATCTCACAGACATATATTTAAAACGCTTCTGTGTGTATGAGTTAATAGCGTTTAAAATTGGCCAAAGGCCCGAACAAATTCCGGGGTTCACCGGAATCGAAATGTTAAAGAACAACTACAACTGAGACTAATGCCATATAATCCAATTGCAATCCAAATCGGTTCAAAATTTAGCTTGGCGCTCAAAAGAGCAATGTAATCGCCAGCTATAACAAAATTCATAAGAATAATGAAACGACTACAGATAGAAAACTTGGGTTCGATCATAAACTAAATCAGCAGAATTTTCAATACATTAAACAAGTATATGCTTAAATTACTTTTACTAACAATTCATTGAAACTCAAATAAAAACAAATAACTATAGGGGTGAAACCCCTAATAGACATGGTTGTTTATAAAGAGTTTCGAATACCTAATAAAAGTCATTCGATAGACTTGAGTAACAAATTGTTACTACTGATAAAAGTTCATTGATCTCCGCACGGGTATAATACCCATGCG